TACTAATAATTCATTTACTAATGTTTTATAATCTTTTGCCATTTAACAGTTCCATGCCCTTAATGATTTGTTAATTCTTGAGTTAGGGTCTCTAGCAGTTTTCTTGGAAGTCAATTTCTTTTTCATTCCTTTCATTCTTGCACAAAAGCTTTTTCTTCTTTTGTTTCCCTTAACTTTACTAGGTGCTTTAAGATTTCTTTTCTTACCTGTTTTAGTTCTACCTTTATTGTAAGATGCTCTACCTTTAGCATTTAAACCACCTTTAGGGTTTTTGCCTTCTTTCCTTGTCCATGCAGGAGATGACATTAATCCCATAAAATTCCTTATAATATTATTGCAATAACTAAAACAACAACAGCTACTGCTATTGCTTTTTTATGTTCTGCCACAAAATGTGGTATATGTTCTTTTATATTCATTTTAATATTCCTTTATATTTAATAGATGAAAGGGGGATTGCTCCCCCTAACATTTGATTATTGATTAGTCTATTTTGATAATACCAGCACCAACTGATAATTTCTCAAGAACTTTTCTTCCATATACATGAAGACCTCTTACTTGGTCAGCAAATGTAGTTGGACTTCTGAAAGATTCAACTGTGTTCATCGCATTCGCACAAGAAGTACTTCTCATGTGACCGAACTGAACTACTGCTTCAGTAGGTCCAGAACCACCACCAACTTGTTGTGTTTTCAAGTTGTTTGATTTGTACATAGCGAAACCTCTAATTAAACCAGATGCAACAAGTCCATTTCTTAATGAACCTTTACCTGCATTAAAGTCAATTGATAGAAGTTTAGATGAAGTATCTGCTAGTTCATTGTAGAACTTAGGAGCTGCTACGAACCATCTATTTTCTTCAGGGTTAGCTTTCTCATCCATAACTTGTGAGCATGAACTCATAAAGTTAAGAGGGTCAACTTCACCACTTGCGTGTCCTATATCAATAGGAGTTGCTACTGAACCAAAGATAGCTTGAGCTGCTGCTACACCACCTGATGCTTTAATAGGAGTAAGAGAGTCTGCTTGTGAACCTGAACCGATAGCTTCATCATACATATGTTCTAATACTTCTGCATCCATTGTATCTTTTAGTTTGTAAGCTGCATTGTTTGAAGCAATATCAGCGAAGTTAATGTGACTAAATCTTTTCTCTAAAGAATCGATTGCAAAACTAAAGTAGTTAGCTTTGTCAATAGTCAACACTAATTCATGGTCAGTAATAGCAGTATTAGAAGTAGCTAAACCTCTAGTGTAAGCTGCCACAGACATTTGTGGTTCTTTCACGATATTTACTGTATCACCGAATGATTTGATTTCGCCCATGTAGTCTGTGTTACAAACTGCTTCGACTGTAGATGCTCTTCTTAAAGCAATCCATACTTTTTTACTATATATTTCTGGAACAAAAAACGAATTTGCCTGTGTTCCTGAAGGGTTCTGTCCACCAAAGTTAGTAGTAGAACCTCCTGCAAAGTGTGCCATAATTATTTCCTTATTTGTTTACTTGTTGATAAAAATGAAAATAAAGTTAATCTTTTATAACTCTACCTTCTGCTTGAGCTGTCAAAATATCTTTCTCATATCTTTCAAACTCATCGACAGACATCTTTTGAATATCTGAAGTTTTGAAAACTGGCTTCTGTCCAGTAGGTTGTCCAACTTGTTCTCTAGTTTTAACTAGCAAATCAGCACCTTCTTTTGGTTGCCTATTCTCAGTAGTAGTTTTTTTATCTAATCCAAGTCCTCGGTCTTTCTTGTACAGGTCGACTGCTCTTGCTGCAAGTTTACCATTGTTGTTGTTCTCATAAATCCAAGATTTAATTTCCATTGGCTGTTCATCTGCCCAGTTATGAAAGTCATCCGATTCTTTAATATCATTAAAGTCTGGATGGTATTTCGATAACTCTAATTGAGCTTCACGAGCTGCCAAAGAATCATTCTTTTTCTTAAGAGCTTCAACTTCCTCTTGTAAGCTTGTCATCTCATTACGAGATTGCAAGTGAGATACAGTTTCCACAACTCCATATATGTCAGGATATTCTTCTTTGAAGACTTTTAATTCTTCTTCAGATTTTGGTGGAGTATACTTTGGTCGGTTTGCTTTAAGCTGTGCTTTAAGGTCTCCTTCTTTAGCATTCCAATCACCTAATTTCCTATCATAATACTTCTTTAGGTCATCGTATCTTTTTTTGTAGTCAACTTTTGTATAAGCTTTAGTCTCAGCAGTATTAAGTGCTGATTCTTGTAAAGACTTATCCGAAGTAGCCGAATCTATTTGTTTGTTAGTATCAGGGTTGATATTACTATCAGTAGCATCTCTAACTAAACCTCTAGGGTCGGTGTTGGCATCTGCTGGTCCACTATCTGCAGAAATAAAATTCGTAGGCATAATATCTTCTGTATGCCATGACTTATTTCTGTTATAAGGATTCGCTTCGACTTCCTTAGTTTTTCCTTCGTCTTCTTTCATGTGTCCTCCTTTAGGGCTTCTTTAACTGTGAAGGTAGCTAAATTTTGGTTATTGATTGAAAACAAAGCTACAAGGGCTTATATAAATATAAGGTAGCTTGTTTATCTTTAGAGTACCACTCTAAAAATTCTGTTATGCCAATAAAGAATCATTTGCTGACATTGCAGCATTTTCTTCTTGACTTACTTGTCCAGCATCATAACTTTCTTCTGCTTGTTTCATCATTTTTCTTAATTTGTCTACACCAATATTCTTAACTGCTTTGGCTGTAAATACAAATTCTCCATCTGATAAAAGTGCTGGAATTGAATCTGAAGTTCCATCTCCTGGTCCTTCTACTAATTCATCTTCTGTAAATTCTGTTGCAACTATCTTTGGAATAATTGCTTCTAATTCTGGATGCATTTCTACTGCTTCATCTAATAAATTTTCTTCTTCTTCTGATAACATTGAAGTATCTAATACTGAATCATAATCCATATCATCTTCCATATCATCTTCAGCAGTCATTTCCATATCAGTTTCTGCTATTGCATTTTCTTCTTCCATACCCATAGGTGCTAATAAAGATTCATCTTCTACCATATCACCTTCAGCATATGCTTGATATTCTTTTCTTTCTTCTCTTCTTCCAACTGCACCACCAATATTTAAAGCTAATGGTGTTTCTTCTGCTATTTGATTTCCATCCATATAGCCACCAGTTGCTGCTTTAACTTTACTTTTCATAGATTTTAATTTTTGAATTTGATTATCTATATTTTTATGTTCACTTGGTTCAGTAACTTCTTTTTGTAATTCTAATTTATTAATTTGTTTATCAATTAATTGGTCTTTAATAGAATCTTTTGCTAATCTATTATCTCCTGGTAATGGATATCCATCCTCTGGATTTCTATCATCATCATCTGGAAAATCATTAGGGTTTATTCTTTTTGCTAATGCAACATCACCTTTATAATAATTTTCTCTATCCATAATTCCACCTTTAGCTTTTTTAATAACACCTCTGCCAATTAAAATATCTTTCATAGTAGTATCTCCACTACCATCTAAATCTGGAAAGCCACCTTTATTAAATCTTGTTCTTTTCTTGCTTAGTAATCTAGAAGGCATACCTTGTCTTGCAGATTCAGGAGTGTTAACATCATAAGGACTAATACCATCATCTTCTTCAGCTTGTTTAGCAATAAATGGAGGTTGAGACATAAGTCCACCTGTTGCCATATTTTTAGGTTTCTTCTTCTTATAGTACATAATTTTTATCCTTGTTTGTTTATTATAACAATTTAAAACTAATTAGTCAACACTATCTTTTAGTATTTCTCTAACTTGACTAGGCAGGTTCTTCAATCTGTCCAGAAAAAGCCATCTCCCCTGGCATTGCTGGATTGTTTGTTGGGTCAATCCCCTCGCCATTTCCTGCGTTGTTTGGTTCTGCACCTTGTCCAGGTACTCCTCCAGGTGTTTCCATTCCTGGCTGTTGACCAGGGATAGGAGCTTCTTGGCTAGTTCCTTGTTGAGCATTTTGATATCCTATAATTTTAGCATAAATTTCTGCTTCATCTTTAGAATTAATTATTTCATCAGGGTCTAAATCTAGAGAGTATGCTAACTCTTTTATAACTTCTGATATTCTAACGAATGGAGCAATAGATGGATTTTGAATTGTTTGTAAGAACATAGTAAGTCTTTGAGACCTAACTTCTTTTCTCATTAAAGAAGAACTACCTGTTGCTTTAATTTCAAAATCACCCATGATTGGTAAATCACCTTCATAGAATTGCATATTCCATTGGAACATAGATTCTCCTAAAGGTTTAATTAAGCTGTCATCAATATTTTTAATGACTGTTTTAATATTTAAAGATGCAGCACCCATAAGCATTGACATACCTGATGCTGTTCTAGTCATACCTGTTACTCCTGTTTGACCATGTGAGTAAGAAGGTATCCCTGTTGATTCATCTGCAAGTTGTCTGAACTTATCAAACATCTGCATATTTTCATTTGCAGTATTAGGAAACTTAATTCCATAAATTGCTTGACCTGGAACTCCAGCTTGTCTTTTAAAAATTTTTCCTGGGTATACTTCCATGTTTTGATTTTGAACCAAAGCTGATTCATCAATATCAAAAACTAAGTTACCTGCTAATGCTAAGTTATCAATCGCCATT